TTACGCAAGGTTTGTCCATAGGGGCAAAGGGGATCTACCGACTTCAGGGGGGCTTACTGGCCGTGACGGGAAGCATCACCGGCACCGGGGTGCTCGACTGGAGCAGCGGCTCACTGCAGGTCGGCGGGACGATCTCCAATCTGGCCTTCGGCTACGAAAGCGGCAGCGATGTGTCGTATTCGTTCGTGGCCCCCGTGGCCCAGTCCGTTTCAAACGAATATGTTGGGTACTACGGTGCGGGCACGTTTACCCAGAACAGCGGAACGAACACGGTCACTAACCTCTATCTCGGCAACAACGCGGGCTCGGTAGGCAACTACACGCTTTCCGACGGCATTCTCAGCGTGGGGTCCAACTACGTGGGGGTTTCCGGTACGGGCACGTTCACCCAGACCGGCGGCGAGCACACGGCGGCACAGACCGTGACTGTGAACGGCGGTGGGCAGTACGTCCTCGAGGGCGGGACGCTGACCGCAGCCAAGATGGTCCTTAACAGTGGCTCAGTCCTGCGTGTGACTGGCGGAACACTCAACGTCACCACGTTCGAGCAGAGGAACGGCACAGTGGAGGGCGCGTTTGAAAACCGCGGCACGTTCAACTACTACGGCGGCGTGTTTGAGGGGCGTCTGGTCAATCTCGGCCAAACCGTCTTCACGTTGAACTTCACCGCAACCGATGGATGCGAGAATTACTCGACCCTGAACGTTGCGCTTGGGCGGACGGTCACGTTCAATGGACCCGGCCTGATCAATCGCGCCACGGCGACACTCAGCGGTGCAGAGGTCCGCGGCTCACAAGTCCTGAATGACTTCAGCGGAAAACTATCGGGCAAGGGAACGATCGGCACGGACTTGACCAATAAAGGATCCCTCGACCTTGGCGGGTTGTTACGGGTTACGGGGGCTTTCAGTAATCTTGGCACGGTCAGCGTTTCAGTGACCGAGGCGCTGGACATTTCCGGGCTGTTGACCAACGGCGGGATGATCACGCTCTCAGAGGGCACGGTGATCGGATCGGGTTCCATCCGCAACGATCCGGGCGGAACGATCCAGGGCAGCGGCGGCGTGAACGTGCCCGTGGAGAACAACGGCGGCCTGATCCGGGCGACACAGGCAACGGCTCTTGTCATTTCCGCCCTGGTCGGCGGTAACGCCAACGGCGGAGAATTGGCCGTTGCAACAAGCGCAACCTTGCGTATTGACGGGGCCTTTGTGAATGCCGGCATGGTGACGCTTGAAGGCACAGGGGCCATGCTCACCGGCGCCAGCATTCAGAATCAAGGGACGATTGCGGGCGGGGGGCGAATCAGCAATCAAATCGCCAACTATGGCGTCTTGCGGGCGGACCGCAGCACGCTTACGCTTGCGGGGGCGGGCATCAGCAATGCAGCAGGTGGCACCATCGAAGTAATGTCGGGATCGACGCTGGTGGTATCGCAGGGATTGTCGGCCATCGCCGGGACCGTGGTAATGCGAGGAGGCACCTTCGACAGCGCGGCGGGCATAACCGTGAACTCGGGAACCATCATGGGATACGGGACAGTCAGGACTCGGGGGCTTACGAATCTCGGGGGCGTGATGGTTGGCAGCGGCAACATGGACGTTGTCGGCCCGGTGGTCAACGATGGCGCATTCGGTGTCGAGGGTGGCCGGGTTGCTACCTTCTACGGCGACGTAAGCGGGGCCGGCAGCTTTCCGGGGCCTGGGAGCTACGTGTTCCTGGGCAGCGTAAATCCGGGCAACAGCCCTGGCATGATGGACTTCGGCGGAAACGTAACGCTCACGGGCGCGGCCCGGCTTTGCATAGAGTTGGCCGACAACGACAACAGCGACCCCCTCAGCCCCAGTTACGACAGCATGAAGGTGGCGGGCAACGTGTCCCTGGGGGGCAAGCTCCAGTTGACATGGGTTCCGGTGCCAGGCGACCAGGGCTCGAAGTTCGGGGGCGTGTACAACCTCGTGGTCTACAAGGGACAGCGTACAGGCCAGTTCGGCGAAATCATCAGCGCATTGGGGGCCTACATCGACGGTGACGTACGCTATGACGTTGACCTTGGCGATGGCTGGAAAGCCGTGCAGATCACGCTTCACGACCTGCTGGACGGCGACGCGGACCTCAACGGCGTGGTAGGCTACGGTGATCTGCTGGGTCTGATGAAAGGTTTCAGCGGGAGCGATAAGGGTTGGTCTTCCGGCGACTTCAACCTCGACGGGCATGTGGACGCCTGGGACTACATCCTGCTAAAGACCAGTTTCGGCAGGTCCGTACCGATCCACGGCGGCGTGTTCGCTCCCAGCAGCGTGCCCGAACCCGCCACGCTGTCCTTGCTGGCCCTGGGCGGGCTGGCGGTGATAAGGCGCAGACGAAAATAACCTAGCCGCAACCTATAACGAGACAAACTGACGCACGCGGGCGGCTCTTTCCGGGGCCGCTCGCTGTATGCGCGGCTGCCGAATGTCTATCCGTGTAACGATCCGCATTTGCCCACGGAATCCGCTTTGTAGACACATTCCCTCGGTGTAGATTCGAGTCAGACAACCAGGACGCGCGACGCGCCGGCTGATCCCCGGGGCGCTGCCGAAAAGATACCAAGGCTTCGTGGAGCCACGACTTCACGAGGCTTTTTCTTTTTGGCTCGCGCGGCCGGTTGTCGGACTTGGAAATGCGATGGCGGAAGAGCTTGACAGCACGATTGAGCAGAACGCGGCGGGGCCGAAGCAGGCCTCGGCTGACGGTGTGACCGTCCAGCAGCACTCGCTGCCGGACCAGATCGCGGCGGACAAGTATCTGGCCGGCAAGCGGGCGGTCTCCCGCAACCCGGCGAAGGCGTTCACACGAGTCAAGATAGTCCCTCCAGGAACGGTGTAACTCACATGGGTTGGTGGCCATTTACAAGACGGTCGAAGCAGGCGGGCGCAGCCACGCGAACGCTTGTGGTCCGCGCGAAGTTCGACTCGGCCCAGACGAACCCCGACAACCGGCGCCACTGGGCGAACGCCGACGGCCTGTCGGCCGACGCCGCGGCCAGCCCTGCTGTCCGTCAGACGCTCCGCAACCGAGCCCGCTACGAGGTCGCCAACAATTCCTACGCTCGCGGCATCGTCCTGACGCTGGCCAACGACGTGACCGGCACCGGGCCGCGTCTCCAGATGCTGACCGGTTCGACCCGCCGCGGCGGGCTCACCGAAGGCGACTCGGGCAAGACCAATCAGACAATCGAGCGCGAGTTCATGGCCTGGGCGAAGGCCGTGGACCTGCCCGGCAAGCTCCGCACCATGCGGATGGCCAGGGCGCAGGACGGCGAAGCGTTCGGGATGCTGTTCAGCAACGACAATCTGAACTCACCCGTCAAGCTGGACCTCAAGCTCATCGAGGCCGAGCAGGTCGCCACGCCGAGCGCGAAGCTGGGCGTCCTGGGGGCGGAACTGGCCGTGGACGGCATCGAGTTCGACCCGTTTGGCAATCCGGTTGCCTACCACATCCTCAAGTCGCACCCCGGCGGTGGCGCGAGGGCTTCTTTCCTGGACTTCGAGCGGGTGCGGGCCGAAAGCGTGATCCACTGGTTCCGCGCCGACCGGCCCGGCCAGCGCAGGGGCCTGCCGGACATCCTGCCGGCGCTGCCGCTTTTTGCGCAACTCCGGAGGTACACGCTGGCGGTGATTGGCGCGGCCGAGAGCGCGGCCAACATCGCCGTGCTGATGAAGACCAACGCCCCGGCCGGCGGGGAAGCGGCGGAAGTGGAGCCCATGACGGAGATGGAGTTCTCGCCGAACATGGCGGTCTTCACACCCGAGGGATGGGAGCCGTCGCAGATCAAGGCCGAGCAGCCTGCGACCACTTACGACATGTTCAAGCGCGAGATTCTCAATGAGATCGCCCGCTGCCTGAACATGCCCTACAACATCGCGGCCTGCAATTCATCGGGCTACAACTACGCCTCCGGCCGACTCGATCATCAGACCTACTACAAGAGCATCCGCGTCGAGCAATCACACGTCGAGTCGGTCATCCTGGACCGCATCCTTGACGCCTGGCTGGCCGAGGCGGCGAAGGTCTTTGGCTTGGGCCAGATCGCAGATGCATCGCACCAGTGGTTCTGGGATGGCCACGAGCACGTGGACCCGGCCAAGGAAGCCAACGCCCAGGCGACCCGCCTGGCCAGCAACACCACCACGCTGGCCAGCGAATACGCAAAGCAGGGCAAGGACTGGGAGACCGAGCTTCGCCAGAGGGCGAAGGAAGTAGCCCTGATGAAGGAACTGGGGCTGACGATCGCGCAGGCACAGCCGTCAGCGGCCCAGCCTGCCGCCGACGAGCAGACCAACAAGGACGAAAGCGATGAAGCCGAACAACGCCAATCAAAAGCCGCCTGAGCGGCCCGGCTTCGCCGAGGCTACGCAGGGCAGGCTTGAACTCACTGCCCAGATGGACATCACCGCCGGCGCCGACGTTGGCGACGGCAAGCCTACCCTGCCCCGCTTCAGCATGGTCGCCTACACCGGCGGTCCCATGCGGGTCGCGGGCTGGCGATACCCGGTGGTCGTGGACCTGGCCGGCCTGGCTGTCCCGCGGCAGAACGCCCCGATCCGCGAGTCGCACGGCGCTCGCGTCGGCCACGCCGAGAGCATCCGCGTCGAGGCCGGGCAGCTCGTGGCGGCGGGCGTGATCTCCTGCACGGGCCAGGTCGCCCGCGAGGTGGTCGCCGACGCCAAGAACGGCTTCCCCTGGCAGGCATCCATCGGGGCTTCGGTCGAGCAGTTCGAGTTCATCAAGGAAGGTCAGTCGGCCCTGGTAAACGGCCGGGACTTCACCGGGCCTGTGAACGTCGTCAGGAAGGCGACGCTGGGGGAAATCAGCTTCGTAGACCTCGGAGCCGACGGGAACACGTCGGCCAGTGTGGCCGCTTCGGCCAAGGAGAACATCAACATGGACGGTAACGACACGATCAATCAGGAAATTACCACGGCTGTCGAGGGCAAGGAGGCCCCCAAGGTCGAGGCAAAGGCGCCGGCGGGCACGGATGCCCCCGCGCCTTCGGTTAAGGCCTCGGCCGGCGCCGGCATCACCGCCGACCCCGTAGCCGATATGCGCGCCAGCGCCGCGGCCGAGCAGGAGCGGATCGTGGCCGTGCGCAAGGTTTGCGGCGACACCCACGCCGAGATCTGCGCCAAGGCCATCAAGGATGGCTGGGACGTCACCCGCACGGAACTGGAGGTGCTGCGGGCCGACAGGCCCAAGGCCCCGGCGGCGCACATCCCCGATCCCGGCGCGCCGGGAACCGGCTCGGTCCTGGAGGCCGCGTGCATGCTCACCGGCGGCGTCAAGGGCGACGCGGTGGTCGCCGCCTTCGGTGAAAAGTCCGTCGAGGCCGCCGACAAGCGGTTCAAGGGCGGCATCGGCTTGCAGGAACTCTTGCTGGAGGCCGCGTGGGCCAACGGCTACGACGGCCGGAACTTCCGCGACAGCCGGGCCGTGCTGCGGTTCGCGTTCGGCCACGCCGCCGGAATCCAGGCCGGCTGGTCCACCATCGACATCGGCGGCATCCTGTCCAACGTCGCCAACAAGTTCCTCCTGGAGGGCTTTTTCAGCGTCGAGCGGACCTGGCGGAACATCTGCGCGGTACGGAACGTGTCGGACTTCAAGACCGTCACTTCGTACCGCCTGATCGGCAAGGACCAGTACGAGATCGTCGCCCCCGGCGGCGAGCTCAAGCACGGGACTCTCGGCAACGAGAGCTAC